CCTTCGATGTCCTTGCCAGCAACCATCATCAGGTCGGCCATCTCGTCGATGATGACGACGATGTAGGGCATCGGCGACAGGTCGAGCTCTTCCGTCTCGTAGATCGCCTCGCCGGTCTCGCGATCGAAGCCGGTCTGCACCGTGCGGGAGATCGGCTCGCCCTTCTTCTCAGCCTCGCCGACGCGCTGGTTGAAGCCGTCGATGTTGCGGACGCCGACCTTCGACATCTTGCGATATCGGTCCTCCATCTCGCGGACCGTCCATTTCAGCGCCACCACGGCCTTCTTCGGATCGGTGACGACAGGCGTCAGCAGGTGCGGAATGCCGTCGTAGACCGACAATTCCAGCATCTTCGGATCGATCATGATGAGACGGCACTGCTCCGGCGTCATGCGGTAGAGCAGGGACAGGATCATGGTGTTGATCGCCACCGACTTGCCGGAGCCGGTGGTGCCGGCGACCAGAACGTGCGGCATCTTGGCGATATCGACGGTCACCGCCTCGCCGTTGATCGTCTTGCCGAGCGCCAGCGCGAGCTTCGCCTTGGTCTGCTCGAAATCGCGACTGCCGAGGATCTCGCGCAGGTAGACCGTCTCGCGCTTGGCGTTCGGCAGTTCGATGCCGATGGCGTTGCGGCCCGGCACGACGGCGACGCGGCAGGCGATGGCGCTCATTGAGCGGGCGATGTCGTCGGCGAGTCCGATGACGCGGCTCGACTTGATGCCCGGCGCGGGCTCCAGCTCATAGAGCGTGACGACCGGGCCCGGCCGCACCTGGATGATCTCGCCCTTGACGCCGAAATCCTCCAGCACGCCCTCCAGAAGGCGTGCGTTCTGCTCCAGCGCGTCCTTGGACAGGGACGGGTCCTTGGCTATGCTCTTCGGCTCGGCAAGGAAATGCAGCGCCGGCATTTCGAACCTGTCGGAGCCGATCAGCGAGGTCTGCGCCTCGCGGGTGAGGCGGGCGCTTGGCTGCGGACGCGGCGCGGGCGCGGCGACGCGCTGGCCGGCCGGGCTGCGGAAGTTCTGGACGTTGACGTTGCGCGCAGAAACGACCGGCCGGCTGACCTCATCGTCCTCGTCGTCGACAGCGAAGGCCACGGGTTCGTCATCGTCGAAATCAAGGTCAGGCTCCATGTCGCGCTGGGCGCGGCCGTTGGAAACCATGGCGGCGAAGAACTCCGGCTCGACGCGGGCGCGGCCGTTCTGGCTGACATGCGCTTCCTGCCGCTCGGCATATTCGACGCGCTCGGCCGCCGCGCGCCAGCCGGGTTTGCGCGCGATGCCTTCGAGATAGTCGTCATCGCGCGTCCGCATCGCCGCCAGCCGGCGGCGCACGAAGGCCCGGGCCGACAGGAACCAGTGCGTCACCGCGCCCAGCGCCAGCAGGCCGTCGCTGGTGTCGTCTTCCTCGTCGGCCTCGTCCTCATGCGTATCGGGAGCGACGAGATCGTCCTCGACCGAAGGCGGACGCGACAGCAGCGCCGAGCCGAAGGCGAACAGCCAGAGCGCCGGCAGGGCGAAGACGGCCATCAGAATGGTTGCCAGGAAGCCGGTCGGATAGCCGCCGGCGAAAATGCCGGGAACCTTGAGCATCATGTCGCCGAAGACGCCGCCGAGGCCGGTGGGCAGCGGCCATGTCGGCGGCGGCGCGATGCAGCCGGCGATTGCCGCGGCGAACAGCGCGCCGGCGAACCACGCCATGCTTCTCTTCCCGATCCGGTCGATTCGCTTCCCGCTCAGCAGAAACAGCGCCCAGATCACCGCCGGCACGAGCGCCGCGACGGAGGACAGGCCGAAGAACTGCATGGCCAGATCGGAAAAGATGGCGCCGGGATAGCCCATGGCGTTGGTCACGGGCGCGTCGGTGGCATGGCTGAAGCTCGGGTCGGCGACGTTCCATGTCCCCAGCGCCGCGAGCGCGAAGGCCACACCGCCGAGCAGGGCGAGGCCTCCGGCGCGGCCGAGCTGGCGCCGCATGAAGAGGCCGAGGCCGGAGCCGGTTTCGATCAGAGACAGCGGTGCCGCCACACCAGAACGCATGCATCACCCATTCGCGCAAGGCAAAGCCGTCCCGCAGAATCAGTCGCCGGGACGGTCGCCCTACCCTAGGAGGCGTTTGGTAAAGGGGGCATTAACCATCTCCATTTTGTGTGCCTTGTGGCGCAAGGCTTTGCGGGCGGCACGTTACCGCCCGTTACCGCTCCCGTTACCGCTCTGTTCGCGGCCTTTGATTCTGGCCGCTGCGAAGCGGTTCGTCGCCTCGATCACGGCACGGTCATAGATATCGGTCGTGCGGGTGCTGGAATGTCCCGCGACCTTTGCGGCATCGTCCGTCGAGACATCGGCGGCGCGGCCTTCGGAGATACCAGACGCGCGCAAATCACGCGCCCACACAGTCGAAGGAATGCCGGCCGCCTTGCGGTCCTTACGCCAGCACGTCTGGAAGGGCAGTTCCCTGTAGGGCAGACCCGTCTTTTCTGAGACGATGATCGGGCCGTTGCGCTTTTCCTCCGGCCAGTGGGCCAACTCCTCAAGCACCATGGGGGCCTGCGTGAGCGGATAGGAAATCGTCGCTCCGGTTCGCGTGGCTGTCTTCGACGGCGTGTAGGTCACGCGCATGCTCTGGTCGATGTCCTCCCAGCGTACGCCTACCCATTTCTCCTTGCGGTCGGCATGGATGACGTCGGACACGTCACGCCAGTCGATTGGGTACCATTGGCCGATGACATCCCAGAGCCGGAGCGTCGTCTCGAAGGCGAGCGCGTAGGCAAGGGCGCAGCTCGGCCGACCGTCGGCATGGGCGGCCTTTCGCGCTGCAATGACCTGCTCGGCCGTGAGCACCGCCTTTCGCGGGCGAGGCCCCGGCAGCTTGCGGCGCGTCTCGCGGAAGATCAAAGCCAGCTCGGCGCATCCTTCTTTCCGGAGCATGATGCCGAAGCTTATGGCAGCCTCAAGAACGGCGCGCGCCATTGCTGCGGCGGCGAGGTGCTTACCCTCTTCCGACCAGACTTCGTGCCAGTTGAGCACGTCGACACCCGTGATGTCGTTGACGTAGCGCGTACCGATATGGCCGCGAATCCGACGCAGATAGTGATTGTACGGGCGACGTGAGCCGGGCTTGAGCGCGCGGTAGGGGCTGCGTTCATGCGTCTCGTAAATGTCGAGCAGCGATCGGATCGTGCCGTCGAATTTCAGGAGGTCGCGACGGTATCCCGTGCGCCACAAAGCGAGATCGGCCTGCAAGGCGTTGCACTTGGCGACAAGCATCTGCGGATCTCCGGCAAGATGCTTGAGGTTCATCGTTTTCGGCAGATAGCCTGCTGCGACAGCGGCCTCGTCGGCGACCCATACCGGTGACAGGCCGCCCGCGAGTTTGCGCCATTTCAGGCCCGGCGCTTTGACGGTTTCCATGCGCTGGCATCCTCTATTCCGCGCGCCGGAGCGGGCGATGTTCTCGCGGTTCCAAGATAGTCGTCATAGAACCGCGCGACGAGCTTCACCGGCCTGCCGCCGTGGAATTCGTCAATCTTGGGGAAACCGGGCTTTCCCGCAAGTGTCGGCAGCCGTTCTCGCATCCATTTTTCGGCGGCGTCCTTGCCGACGATGGCTTCGGCGATCTGCCGATCCGTCGCAAACATCGGCAGTTCATCAAGTGTCGGGGCGAGATTGTCACGTTTTGGCCGTGTGCTCATTCTGCCACCCCGAGCGATTTGAGCAGATTATGGCTGTCAGCCCAGCCGGCGTGTCCCGTCCAGGCCGAGAGGAAGTGTGCCAGCCGGTCGTCGTCGCCAGCCGCGCGCATGGATGCGATCCTGCGGCGGGCGCGCTTGACGGAATCGCGGCGAAGCAGCTTGTGCGTCGCCCAGATGCGATAGCCGAGAAAGTTGACGCCGCGCGAGGCGGGCTGGATCGACCATTTGGAGAAGCGCAGGCCGAGGCTTTTACGCGACAGACCCTCGATCGAGTCCTTCACCCGGCGCAGATGGTGGGGGCAGTCGCCGAGCACGACGAGATCGTCCATGTATCGGTACCAGAAGCGCTCCCCGAGATCCTGCTGAAGGTGACGGTCGACGATGCCGCCATAGACGTTGGCGAAGATCTGCGACACGAGACTGCCGATCGGCAGGCCGATGCCGGATCGCGGGATCATCACCTCGATCAGCCGAAGCGTGGCGCGGCAGCTGATCTTGGCCTCGATCATGCGCCAGAGCACGGCCCGGTCGATCGATGCGAAGTAGCGCGAGAAGTCCGTCTTGAGCACATAGGTCGACAGGCCGGCGCGCCGCCGCCGGCGCAGCTCCGACTGGACCGCTTTCACGCCGGCATGCGTTCCCTTGCCGGCGCGACAGGCGAAGGTGTTGGGCAGCAGCGTCGCGTCGAAGATCGGGCCGATGACGGCGTAGAGCGCGTGCTGCGCGATGCGATCACGGAAGGGGAGCGCTGCGATCTCGCGGCGCTTGGGGTCCCAGATCAGGAACCGCGTCGGCTCGCCCTCGCTATAGCTGCCGTCGCGCATCGCGGCCGCGAGGCGATGCAGGTTGAGGACGGCGTATTCCTTGAACTCCAGCCCGGAGGCGGAAAGGCGGCGGCCGCGCCGGGTGAGGCGCCACGCCTCCATCATGTTGGCGTCGGCGGTGATCCTGTCGATGAGATTGCGATGTTTCTTGCCCATGGCGGCCTCGCGTGCCGGCCACGGGTTTCGACGCCGAACGGCGCTACTCCCCGCTCTGCCGGACCCAGAAGTGTGTTCGCCGAAGCGGGATGAACGGGCCGACCACCCCTGCGGGACTTCCCGCATGGTGAAGGGCCGGCCGGGCCGTGACCTCGGCCGCGCCGGAAAAGGATCGTCGCAGCGGCCGCGCGCGGAAATGTTCCTGTCCGAGTTGTCCGGCCAGTTGTCGAGGTTCGCGTAGCGGGAGCCGGCGTTGTCGCCGTTCCACCAGTTGCCGCCGAAGATCGACGCGCGTGGCATCTCTACCCCGTTCATCCCTTGCCCTTCGCGGTCTTGATCCACTGGCCGAGCATGGCGCCGGTTTCGGCCACAAGGGCCTGCGCGGCCCTGTGCTGGCGCGGCGTGATGGCCCGGACGGCTGGACCCGCCGTGAAGCGCAACCAGAAGCGCAGCGTCGCGAGGTTCGCGTCCGCCGCATAGAGTTTCGAGGGCTGGCCCGACTTGGCCGCCTGATAGAGCAGGGTCACCTGATCGAACAGGACATTCAGGAACGCGTCGCGCGCCACGCCGTGCCGGCGCGGAAAGCGCTGGATGACCGGATAGAGATAGGCGATCGTCTGCTCGTGCTTCTCGACGATCGCCAGCCCCGGCGCGTGCATGTGAGCGTCCCTGATCATGTCGGGTCAGCCCGCGCTTTCGCGCGGCCTATGCAGGCGTCACGTGGCCGCAGCGGCCGCGCGCGGAAATGTGCCCGCCCGAGTTGCCCGGCCAGCAGTCGAGGCTCGCGCAGCGGGAGCCGGCGTTGTCGCCGCTCCACCAGTGGCCGCCGAAGATCGACGCGCGTGGATTGTCCGGATCGCCGTCCGTTCCCCACTGCCACATCGATCCGGTGGCGTCGGTCAGGCCCCATTTGCTGAAGAAACGCGCACCGGCCGCCTCGCCGGTGACGTCCGGCTCCTCGTCCCGCGAACAGCGCTCCTCGACGCCATATGCGGCGGCAAAGAACTCTTCCGCGCCGAGCAGATGCTTGCCGTGATGGGCGTAGATCGCCTGCGCGGTGGTATAGTCGAGCTTTTTCGCCTTTTTGCCGTTCGGCATGGCGGGCAGCGTCACGCCGTCCGCGATCCTCGCACCAAAGGTGCTGGTGCCGGTCTTCAGGTGATCCGTGCCGAGCAGATAGATGTCCGCCCAGAAGCGCCCGTCGACAAGCGTCATGCCGCGCGGATCGGGGCAGGCGGGACGGAAGCCGGCGTCCCAGCAGGAATACGGATTGATTGCCGGACCGGGCGTTCCGCCGCCACGCGCCGTGGCGTTGGCGAAGGGCGCAACATGGAAGCCGGCGAAGATCTGGTCGCGGTCGAAACCGGCGCTGATCGGCACGGCCTCGGCGCTGCCGTTGTCGGCGAGACGAATCCCGTAGTCCTGGCCGATGTCCGGATTGTCGATGGCGATCGGCGTATCCGTCTCGAAGACGGCGCGGCGATCGGCAGCGGTGACGATGGTGCCGGCCCGGATCGCGATCGTAAGCGGCCCCGTGCAGAAGAGGATCGGAAGCGCGGTGTCGGCGCGGTCGATGCCGGCCGGTGAATTGACTGCGATGTTCATGGGAGTGTGCTCCGGTTGATTTGAGGGGAGGCGCACCCGCGCTTTCGCGCGGGGTCAGGCAGGCGGCAGGTGATCGCAGCGGCCGCGCGCGGAAATGTACCTGCCCGAGCGGCCCGGCCAGCGGCCGAGGCTCGCGTAGCGGGAGCCGGCGTCGACGCCGCTCCACCAGTCGCCGCCGAAGAGCGACGCGCGCGGGCTGTCCGGATCGCCGTCCGTTCCCCAGTCCCAGAGATTGCCCGTCGCCTGCATCATGCCGAAACGGCTGGTGCGCGGCGCGTCGAGGCCCGTGACCTTCGGGTCTTTCCCGGCCGCGGTCTTTTCCGTCACGCCGAAGGCCGCGACGCGGAACTCGTCATAAGTGAGCAGTTGCTTGCCGTGATGGCCAAGGATCTCCTGCGCGGTCGCGAAATCCAGACGCGCGACCTTGCCGTTGCCGCCGATGCGGACGGGCAGGCTCTCGCCGTCGGCGATGGTGACGCTGCAGCGGCTGGTGCCGTCCTTCAGATGGTCGACGCCGAGCTTGTAGATGTCGATCCACGAGCGGCTGCCGTCCGGCAGGACGATCGTGAACATGCCGCGCGGGTCCGGACAGGCTGGACGGAACGACAGGTCCCAGATGGAGAACGGGTTGATGGCCGGGACATCGTCTCCGCCGGCCCGCGCCGCTGCATTTCCGCCCGGCGCGAAGTGGAAGCCGCCGATCTGGACGAGGCCGCTTTCCAGCGGGCCGGGAACAACTGCGTTCGTATCGCGCGTGTCGGGCATGGCGATCAAAGCATTGCCGTCGACGAAGATACCGAAGTCGGAGCCGGGCTTGTGCTCTGCGGCGGGCATGGTGACGACGGTGCCGCCCGCGAAGAGCGTGCCGGCAATGGTGATATCGTCCTGCAAGGCGAGCGACGATCGACCGGTGACGGTGAAGGCGGCCGCATCGAGGCTCGTTTTTGTGAGAACGGGAGCGGAATCGGGTCTGGCTGCTGCGGTGAGCATGGGAGTCTCCGTGGGGTGAGGGGTCAGGATGGTTGGGTGTCCGCCTTCGTCTTGCGAATGGCGTTGCCGCTGGTGATCATGCGATATCCGTCGATGAACTCGACGCAGATCGAGTTCATCGAGCCGCGCGCCGTGACGCGGCAGAGCTGGCCTTTACGGCCCTGCCGGTCCCATCGGTAGACGTAGGGGTAGGGAAGCATCAGGCGCTCCCTGTCGTTTCGGCGTCGTAGGTTTCGAACCAGGCCGGCATGGGCTCCGGCTCGCCGGGTGTCATCTGCATGAGCATGCCGACGAAATCTGGCTGGCGCTCGAATGTGACGACCATCTGCCCTCCGGCAGCGAACCTCATCCAGACGCGGGGATTGTCTTCAAGGCGGCGTCGAAAGAGTTCATGGAAGCGCGCGAACAGGCCGATGAGTTCGGGCGCCGCAGTGGCGAAGGCCGCTTCCTGTGCCTCGCTACCGCGCGCTATCGCGAGCGGCCTTCGCCATGGAAACGTCTTGTCGATTGTGCAGCGGTAGTCGCGTCCGACGTGATGATGTGTGGTGCTGGCAGCGGCATCAAAAAGGACGGGATGGAACTCGTTGTTCTCTTCGGCCCAATCGGGATGGCGCATTTTCGGCAACAGAAAGCTTCCGGCATTGGTGAGCCAGAGCGCGCCGGGCTGCGCCCATGGCGGCAAGGGGCATTCGTAGCCTTCGCCGCAATAGCTCATGCGGATCGGCTCACGCGGAGCGCATGCTTCGAACAGCACGGTCGGCAGATCGACGGCCATCGGCCTGCTGCATTGGCCTTCGGGATCGCGGACGACAGCCATTGCATGGCCGGATATCGCCGCGATCATGGCTCCGCCCATGGCGCAGGGCTCGATGAAGATGCTCCCGTCGAGGAATCGCAGCGGAGAAGTGCGGCGCGCGTAGTCCACGAAGGGCTCCATCGCCCAAACGATACCCGGATCGACCCAGGCAAGGCCCGCTTCCGGCCTTTTGTCTTTCGCGATGTCCGTCATCACCGTGCCTCCATCGCTGAGAACCGGGCGGTCGCCTGCTGGATCGCCATCTCGATCATCTCGACGCAGCCGGCCGATGGAAGGCGGTAGACCTCATGCGACACGAGCATCGCGGACAGGATCACGCTCTCGACGATGATCATCAGTTCGGAGTGGGACCTGGTTTCGTAAGCGACCGTCATTATGAATTCGAGCGCGAGACGGTCGTGGTTCTCGGAGGGCGTCATGGCCGCACCGCCCATGTGAGGCCGACATAGAGCGTCAGCAGCAGGATGCCGACCATGCAGCTGAGCAGCACGAGTTCGATCAGGCTGAACATCGGCAGGGCGGCGAGCGGCAGAAGCTCCGGCTCGTCGTCGAAGGCGTTCGATCCATCCGGCCATGGCTTGACGTGGATCGCCTCGCGAGGATCGAGAGTTTCGGGGCGGCGGTTGTCGTTGGTCATGACAGCCATCCGATGGACCAGAGGAGGCCGACGGTCGGAAGCACCGCCATCCAGACGGTCATGAAGATGATCGTCAGCAGGGCGACGATGA